TACGCCTCTGCCGAGCGGCGCGAGTTGAGAGAACGCGGCTGGGCTTAGGTCGATTGCTCTGCTCTGACTTGTCCACGGTTGTTTCAGATGCCTCCTACAGAGACCGGCGCACTCATCCCTGACCGTGACGGTCACACAGCGAGTGGGCTGGTCTGTCCTACAGACTCGTACTCTATACGGTTTCGCGTAATAAGAGAAGGAGGCGACAGCGGCATACCAGACGAGCTCGCCGCCACGGCCACCTTGCGCCTTGGACAGGTACGGCGTGCAGGTGTCCACGCGCCCAAAGTTGGTCACGCCTTTAGGGCAGCGAGCGCCATACCAGGTGGCGACTCCCTCGGTAGGGATGCCGTGCGGTGTCAGGCTCGGTCCTCCTGAGCCAGTCAGGAGAGTCAGCCCCAGCAGGAGCGAGACTACTTGAGCCATACCGTGACATAGCCTTCCAAGACAGGAAGGTTGCCACGCTCCTCAAGCCACTGCCGCACGAGCGCACCCTTGCCCTCGGTGGGTGTGATGCAGTCATCCACCGCAATGATGCAGTCCTCTGGTAGTCGGTCGTAGATGGCTTGCAGCTCACGGAGGTGATGCTCTGCCGCGTCTAGGCTGCCAGTCTTGTAGTCGAATGAGTCCAGGTAGAGCAGCGAGATAGACGATGCGTTGCCGAAGTGCCGGAGGAAGTCCACGGAGTCGCCAACGGTGACGCGAGCACTCGGAGCCAGCGCGCGAGCGGTGGTCACATTGTCTGGGTTGATGTCCACCGAATAGGCGAAGCCGTCTAACTGCCCTGCCAGCCACGACCAGACCACGGTGCTCTGGCCGTCGCCGTTCCAGTTGTTCTCCTGCCGAGCGCAACCGGTCTCAACGATGAGTGTGGGCTGGCTGAAGGATCGTGCGATGAGGATGTCGGCAATGAAGGTGAACGCCGACCATCGTCGGCTCTCGCCTAGGTGTGGCGCGAAGGTCTTGGCGAACCCTGCGCGGAGCAGGGTCACCTCTTCCCTACTCACGCGGTGGACCTAGCAGCTCAACGAAGTCCTCAAAGTCGAGCACGATCATCGTGCGACGCTTGGTGCCTGGTCCAGGTGCGTCACCGACAACGAGTGCAGCGATCTGGCTGGAGTTGCCCTTGACCGAGCGAAGCCAGCCGTCGTAGCGCTCCGAGTAGGAGCCGTTGCCGACCTTGCACTGGATGACGATCCAGTCGGATTGCACATCCGTCTTGCCGCCGTACTGGCCGACACGCACGCCGCCGATCTTCTCGGCGACCTCACGCTCAAACGAGTTGCCCTTGTTGCGTGCGCGCTTGCCGCGCTTCGCCTTGTCGGCGTTCTGCTGATCGATGTCTAGGTCGCTCATCTTGCTCACTTCTCTACCAGCCTTCCTAGCCGTGCGTGTCCGCCGTCGGACAGCGTGAACACGGACTGTTGCAGTTCTAGGTGACCTGCCTTGTACAAGTCTGCGATGGTTGCGCGGTTGAAGATGTGTTCATTGAGAAAGAACCAGCCCTCCGGCGCAACAGCGTCGGCGTAGCGAATGCTCAACTTGGCGAACTGCCGACCGATCTTTGGGTCATAGCACCACGCATCTGCGCCCTCTTGTACGCAGCGGATGCCCTCGTCTAACTCAGGCGTGAGGATCTCGATGTGGCTCACTTGACGCACGCCTTGTGCCGCCACTCAAAGCGGCGACCCTTCTCGTGAATGACGAGTACGCGAGTTGCAGGGAACACCTGTCGCTTTGGGTCGGTGTAGTCAATCACCTTGCCGCACTCGGTGCAGTTAGTGACCGTCCATACCGGCGGCTTGGCCGCCCCTGCGCGCTTGGTCTTTACGCCTGCCATTGCAACGCCCTCCACATCCAGACCACTGTCGCTGCCGTGGTGAGCAGGTAGATCATTGACGGCGCAATCCCTACGCCGCGCTTGACGCTCATTGGCAGACTAGCGAATACCACCAGAAAGAGCGCGGTGTTGATCACGATGAGTGTTATACCGAGATAGGCGAAGCCGCTCACAGGTCGCACAGCCCTGATAGGAGCGCCATCCGATCCGTTGCCAGTTCGATCGCTCCCTCAATGCTGTCCGCCTGGAAGGTGAGTTCTGACCCAGCCGAGTCAATGAGCACCACCGTCCAGAGTGCTGGCTCACCGACTCGAACTAGGCCGTCGTAGTGATAGCCAAGCTGCGCCGCTCGTGTCTCTAGTTCCGTTAGCGCGATGTTGCTCACGATTCCTCCTCTGGGGATGCCGACCACTTGCCGTTATCCACCATATGCCTACGAAGGATTGCGTAGGACTCCTCCGCTGTCAAGAGGGTGGTGTCAATCTCCAAGTCGTACTCGGTCTGGAGGTAGCCGTGCTCGGTCACATCGGCTGCCCCTTGCAGGACGCCACGGCGCTGCGTCCGAGCCTCTGCGGAGGCGAACACACGCACGATGGTGATGCCAGGGATGTTCTGCCGGAGGTAGTGCGCCTCTAGCGGTAGCCGCACATCGTCAACGGCAATCAGGCGGTTGTAGCCCTGTAGGCGCTGATAGGCGGCATACCAGGCATTGATCCAGAAGTAAGCATCCAGTTCGCGCAGCTGCGCGCCGATGTCCTGCAAGATCTCGCGGCCAGAGGTCTTGACATCCAAGCCCAGCCTGCGCTGGGTGTAGTGCTTGGTCTTGTCGAAGTCCTCACCGTAGCCAAGTGCCGCAACCTCTCGGATGCTCTGGGCGATTGGTAGCACGATGTAGGGAGTGTTGCGGCGATGCTCCAGCATCTCTGCTAGCGTGCTCTTGCCGGAACCCTGTGGTCCGACGAATGCGATGTGTGCGTTCACTTGTTCACCCTCCTGACATATTCGATCCACATATGAACGCGCTGTGGATAGCGCTCCAGGAATCCGACGGCTCGGTTGCACGGTCCGCAGAGCAGCGCCCTGACGCACTTGCCGCACGAGATCGGCGCTCCCTTTGTCCTCCGAGTACCCAGCCCTTCGTACTGGCAGCAGCGCGGATCGTGATCGACCGTCACCGCTCGTGGCTCACCGAACCGAAGCGGCTCCTTGCACGCTCCGCACCGGTCAGACTGCTCCAGCCGTAAGGCCGTGTACTGCTCCATCGTCATCCGATGGTTGTAGAGCGTGTACTTGAGCACCCTCAATGCTCGCTCCTCTGGAGTCTCCTTGGCTCGGCGCTCTCTCTGCAAGAGTGTCCGAGCTGAAGGGTTCTCCACTCGTACCCTCATTAGCGCTTCACTCCAAGAATCTCGTTCAGCGGCGTGAGCCCTCCAGAGCCAGAGCGCTTAGGGGATATAGGGGTTCTATTCTCTTCTCTCTCTCCTTCTCTTTCTCTGTCCGTCAACCTACCCCTCTTTTGATCTCGGTACTTTTGTCCACGAGAGGTCGAGGTGGGGTCGACTTGATATCGAGAATAGTTCGACACGGCAATGACACCGTCTCCAGATTCGGTTAGCAGACCACTTTTCAACAGGCCGTCAACACCCCTAAACAGGCGTGCGCCGATGACAGTCTTGAGGTGCTGCCGATTCTTGAACACTCCGCCGGAGCGCAGGAGCTTCACCTCACCGATGATGGTGATGAACGCGCGGAACTGCGTGTCAGTCAGCGCCGAGATCTCCGCATCTCGATGTGCGTTTGCTACCCACTTGAACCAAACCATCTAGTCCTCCGTCTGTGTTAGTGGCTGGGAGAGGTGGAGGTCGCCAGTCTCTCCCAGCCGTAGTTGATGCCGCTCAGATCAGAACGGCAGATCCTCAATGCTCGTCTCGGTTCGCTCAGGCTCACCTGTCGGTGCCTGCTGCGCGTTGACCCAGGCGATGCTCGGCTTGCGCTGGCAGAAGGTGCCGTTCGACTTGCCGCTGCACGCGTAGAACGCGTTGTACGGCTTGCCTGCCTTGCTCACGCCTGCCGGCTTGAACGACCACGCGGTGCGGTGGTCAGGGCACTCGCCCTCAGCGAACAGCATTGCGGCTGCTACGGCGACATCCGTGCTCAGAACCGAAGGCTGAGAAGCCTTCACAGAATCAACGGAGACCGCCCTAGGAGCCACGGAGAGGCTCGTTCCTGTGCCTGACGCATAAAGAGACCGCCCCACACCGATCTGAGCTGCACAGCGGCGCAGAGCGTCGCTTGCTGCTGACTTGTACGGCTCATCGTCCTGAGCGCTATTTGGGTAGCCGAAGTCCTGTCGGACCGTAGTCACGCCATCAATCACTGCGATGAGGGTGCCGTGTACGACCTTGGCGGCAGCGTCTGCCACCTTGACCTCAAACTGCCAGCCAGCCAGACCGAGCACATCGTCCAAGCGCTGGGCGACTGCCCTCGCGTCGGCGTAGGTGAAGGTCATTCCGCCACGCCCTGGGCGCTGCTTTAGGTCTGTGCCGGTAAAGGGTGCGGCCAGTGCCGCTGCGATTTGCTTACTCATTCTCTGGTCCTCCAATGGTCTCTACAGGTAGCAGTTTCTCCGCCACCAGATTTAGTGAACTTGCCTTGGCAATGTGTCCGCTCTCGAATACGGTTCCCTCCTTCACTTCTGTTGCCAGATACAGATACTGGCTCTTATCCATCACTCCGAGCAGCCACGCACGCTGGAATCGTGTAGCGCTTGGTGCGCCATTCCGATCCTCACCAAACGCGAGCTGCAAGTGAACGAATGCGTAATAGTCCACCGCTTGGTGGTCTCGGATGTAGTCAAAGACGCTCACCTCAACATCGTTGCCAGCCGGTCGGCTCCACGCCTTGGTCTTGACATCGACTTTAAGACCGCACACTTCGTAGTCGTGCGTCGTGCGATTGACTGGCAGGTAGGGCATCTTGCAATCTCGGAGCACCTGCTCAAAGACGGCCTGACCTAGCACGCCAGTCCAAGTCGTGTTGCCTGTAGCCTTGTCCTTTCGGAAGCGCAGTGCATTGCTGGACTGCGCCTCCTTGTACATCTCCTCAGCGCGGACGATCAGCGCAGGTGTGATCGCTACCTCAATCACGCGTCACCGTCCTTGCCGTGAACGCGGAACACGCGTGCACCTGGCTTCTCTGCGGTGAAGCGCTTGATGGCTTCGCCGTAGGTCTCTGGCGCAACGGTGCGGAGGACATCCGCGATGCTCTCCCAGTCCACCTTCACGCTGCTCTTGTTCTGCTTCCAGGTGGCAAGCCAGCCCTGACCCTTCACACCTTCGCCCTCACCGATGGCCTCCTTGATGGCGATTGCCATCTCCTTGAGTGCAGCATCGGCAGCCTCAGCCTCAGCCTTGGCTTCAATGTAGAGGCGCGCAATGTGATCGAGCTGCGGATCTGCCACCGTGTAGGTGCTGCTGCTCTGCGGCTTGACCTCTGCGAGTGTGTCGCTGTCGTTGCCGGTCAGCGGCGGTGGAGTCTTGGTCTTGACCAAGTCCAGGAACGCCACCGCCTTATCGAACAGCAGGGTCTGGTAGATCGGATCAGCCTCAACGCGCTCAATGCGGAACACCAAGCCAGAGAGCAGCACGGCGACATCGCAGTACGACGCGCCAGTGATGAACATCTGCCACTGCACCTGATCGACATACATCTGCGGCACAGGTGCCAGCGACCACGCGCTGCTCGTTGAGGTCTTGATCTCTACGAGTCCAGTCGGATCTCCCACAATGGTGCGGTCCAGCGAAGCCATCGCCCAAGGATGCTCCTTGAGGCGCACGATGCCGTTGCTCTTTCGCAGCTTCTTCCCAGTCTCCGCCGTGTAGTAGTCAGCGACTGCCTGCTCTAGGATCTGGCCGCGCTGCGCGGCTGCGCCTGCTGGCTGCTCACCGACCTGACCAGTCAACTCTGCCCAGAGTCGGTACGCGGTCTTGTATGGCGATGTGCCGTTGATGGCTGTAATGCCGGTGGCGGTAATGCCGCCCTTCCGCATCTCGAACCACTCTGGGCTGCGCTGTGGCGCAGATACAAACTCGTAGCGCTTGCTCATCCGAACACCTCCCAGAGGATGACCGCCAGAACCCAGACGATCATCATCACGACGGTGAACTCGAAGCGCTCCTGTCGGCGCGACTCGCGCTGGAGCTTCTCGTACTCGCTGCTGAAGTACGGCCGCACGACCATCTTCGGCGTGCTCTTACGATTGACTTTCACAGTGACCCTCCTACGACTAGCACGATGTAGATGCACGCGATGAAGATCGCGTACCCAATACCGTCAATGATTGCTGACTTCATTAGCGCACCGCCTTGGCTGCAACGCGGTCAATGTCCGACTGAACAGGCTTGCCAGCAATGGCTGAGTCAATGCCGAAATATCGGAAGAGATCAGTCACCCTCTGGCAGTGGTCATCGCTGACATACTGGTTGGTGATGCTTTCAGTGCGATCACCGTCAGTCATCTGCACGGTATATGTACCATCCTCGTGGTAGGTGATGTTGCTGACCTTTTTGCCCTTTGCCATTTTGACCTCCTATGTCAGTCCAACCGTCTGGCTGGTTTCCTCCTGACATAGGCATCATAGGGTCAACGGTTTCAGGCTGTCAACCCTGTTGCGTGACTATTTTTTATGCAGGGTGGATAGCCCCTGGGTGGGGAGGGTCCACCCAGGGGAAGCCGTCTAGGACGGCTGCGACAAGTCCTCTAGAGCGAAGGCGATCAGGAGCCGTAGGCAGATGCCACACAGGAGCACCTGCTCAGACTCGACCTCCCAGACCCTGCTCTGTAGCTCACAGACCGAGCAAGTGCCGTATGGGCGCTTGACTCGGACTGGCATTGCTAGTTGCGCTTGAGGCCGTATGCGCCGTTATCACGGTCAAGCGCCTTGACCACGATGCCCAGCCCTGAGGCGAGACCGGCAGAGACGATGGTGCGGAAGTCGCCACCCTGGATGTCCAAGAGTGGGATACCCAGACCGAGCGCCACCGAGATGCTGACCGTGAGGAAGGTGCGGACAAAGTCCAGCGCGATCTCATCGATCTGCGTGTTCGCGGCGACATACTTGATACCTGCCCAGATGCGGTTCATACCCTTTTCCTTTCTAGTCGCAGCGGCTGCTGCATTGATGACGGCGAGACCGTCTGCGGCGATTGCGCCCCAGTCAGCCTTGCCGATCTGATCCAACTGCGCCTGTACAGCGTCAGGTGTCTTAGTACCCTCTGCCACCTTTCGTGGCTCTGCGTGGCTCCTAGATGCCTGTACGGCGATTTTAGGAGCAGGTGCTGGCGTAGGTGCGACAGGCACAACTGGCGTAGTGGCAACTGGCGCGGCTGCTGGTGCAGGTGCGGCTGCCTTCTTGCCTGGGTGAGTGACGATCAGGAGCGCCTTATAGTCAGCCTTGTACTTACCGGCTTTGACCTTGCTGTTGGCGATCTGGCGCAACTGCGCCTCCGTTACCGGCACGCCGTACTTCTCAGCGGCGACCTTCTCGTCGCGTGTCGGACAGGCCCATTGCCAGCCGTCAACATCGTCATAGCCAGCGCTGGTGCAGTGTCCGTAGCCAGCCTGAATCTTCTCTGGGGCGTGCTTGCTCCACCACTTGAACCAGCGGTCATGCCAGGCCGAGACCTTCAGTCCCTCTGGGTAGAACCTTGGAGCCTGCTGCACATGGACGATGAGTGCAGCGCCGCCCTTAGCGGCTGCGACTGCGTCCTCCCATGACTTGGCGTAGCGCGCCTTGCCGCCTAGGTGCGCGATGACCTTGACCGCCTCTGGCAGGGAGCCGCCATTGTCGGACTTACCTTGCACATCGACACGCTTCAGCGCGGCGCGCTGGGCGGCGACACCGTCAGCCGCGCTGTAGTCCACCGTGTAGCCAGAAGCCCACGAGACTGCGGCTGCACAGGATGACCAGGTGCAGTCGTCAAGGATCTGCTTAGCGCCCTTCTGCTGCGCTTCAGCGTCTGAGTAGAGTTGGCTCTTGATCTTGTACTTCACGCTGGATTCTCCTGCTTGATGAGCACCGCGAGTGCGCGACCGGCTGCGTCGTAATCAAGCGCGGCGCTGACTGGGTGACCAGCGGTCACGCCCACTGCGTACTCTTTGCCGTCGTTCTCAATGCGCCAGAGCGTGCCGCCGAAGGCGGTGTGATTGTCGTTCGGTACGACTGCGACCCACTCCATCGGCGCGACATCAACGCGCGTCCAGCCCTGTAGGTGTACCTGCTCGATGTGCTCTGTGTGTGACATCAACCCTCCATCCACCTAAGTGGTCCAGTCAGTAGCCAGATCAATGTGAGACCGCCGAAGAGTGCGGCCATCGTGGACTGCGTGTCGCCCTCTGGCAGAACGACCACAGCGAAGAGCAAGCCTAGAATCGTCCAGGCTCCACCGACGAGATCAACGATGA